TGCAGGGCGCGGACGTGAAGTTCATGTCGATGAACCTCGACGAGATCGCCGCGGCGCACGCACTGTTCATCGAACACACCAACGCAGGCGGCATCGTCCACCGCGATCAGCCCGAGGTGACCGCGTCGCTGCAGTACGCCGGCGTTCGTGCGCTTACGCGCGGTGGCGGGCAGACGTGGGACATGTCGGAAGCGAAGAAGCCCATCACACAGGCGCAGGCAGTGACCTGGGCCGTCTGGGGCGTGCTCAAGCGTGAGTCGTCGCCTGAGAAGAAGAGACCGATCGTGAGGGGGTACGCATGAGCCTCATCCTGCTCGACGGCACGACGCCGCCCATGGATGCCGCGGCGCTGGGCGCGCTCGGCGCCGACCTGAAGAAGGACGCACAGGCGACGTGGGCCCCGCTCCGCACGCTGCAGAAGCACATCGACGGTCAGCTGCTTCGCACCTGGATGCCGGAGAACGTGGATGCCGAGTACAAGGACCTGCTGCGCAAGTCCGCCTCGCCCTGGCTCGGCTTCGCGCGCGATGCGATCGCACAGGGCTGCATCGTCTCCGGCTACACGAACACCGACATCTGGGAGCGCGCGTGGCGCGCGAACGGGATGGATGGTCGGCAGGACGTCGTCACCCGTGACGCCGTCGGCTTCGGCCGTGGGTTCGTCGCTGTGCTCCCGGGTAGCGACGGCGACAGCGTCGTCATGCGCCCGATGAGCGCGCTCGACACCTACGCCGTCTACGCCGACCCATGGGACGAGTACCCGGAATACGTGCTGCACCGGCGGAGGCCGCGCGCAGCGGGCAAGCCGTTCTGGCAAGGCGACTGGATGCTGATCGACAGCGAGGGCATCTACCGATTCAAGGGCACGCCCGACACCCCGGTCGAGATGACGTTCGAGTCCCACGGCATGAACTTCGCTCCGGTCGTCGGCGTTTCGAACACCCTCGACGCGACGCCGATCTCGTCGATCGCGGACAAGGTCCCCGTCTACAAGCGGATCGTGGACGGCACGTTCACCCTGCAGATGCTGCAGCGGTACGGCGCATTCCCGCAGAAGTGGATGGCGGGTGGCGAGGTCGACCCCGGTGTTCGATCGTCGGTCGACGGCCTGCTGCACGCGAGTGGAGAGGCAGGCGAGACGGCGCGCTTCGGGGCGTTCCCGGCGGCCGACCTCGACAAGGCGGTCTCGGCGCTCGACGCTCACATCAAGCACTTCAGCGCTGTCGTCCAGGTCCCACCGCACTACCTGCTCGGCGCCGTGGTCAACATGAGCGCCGAGGGCATCGCCGCAGCGGAGGCCGGCTACCACCGGAACCTCTCAGCACGCAAGAAGTCGATCGGCGAGGGCTACGAGCTGGCGATGCGCACGGCCGCGGCGATGCTCGGGGACAGCGCTGCGGCAGCTTCCACGACGGATCAGGTCGAGTGGGAGAACGTCTCCTCCTGGTCGCTGTCCCAGGTCTCCGACTTCGTCCAGAAGATGGAGACGATCACTGGCCCGCTGGAGCCGCTGTTCCGGATGGTCCCGGGCTGGACGAAGAAGGACGCGGAGGACGCGGCGAAGGCCGCGCGAGAGATGCGGTCAGCGTCGTCGCCGGGCGAGCTGGCGAACCTGATCCAGTCCATCTACCTCGGCGTGGGCAAGGTGCTCTCGTCAGAGGAGGCTCGCGAGATCGCGAACCGTGCCGGTGCCGGCCTGCGCGGAGAGCTCGAGCAGATCACACCCGCCTCGGGCGGGGATGCAGGGACGGCACCTGTCGAAACCGCCGGTCAACCCACCACCACTCCGTAGGAGGATCCATGTTCACCCATCAGCAGAGTCTGGCGGCCCGCTTCCCGCGCCTCCGGTTCATGGCCGACGGCGACGGCGGCGGGGGAGGCGAGGACACGCCCTCGGGCGACGGTCAGGACGGCAACCAGCCGGCCGCCTACACGCCCCCCGCGACCCAGGCCGACCTGGACCGCATCGTCGAGTCTCGGCTCGCCAGGGAGCGCCAGAAGCTTACGGCCGAGTACGGCGGCGACGCGGCGACCGTGAAGCAGCAGCTCGAGGACTACCAGAAGCACCTCGACTCGCAGAAGACCGACCACGAGAAGGCCCTCGAGGCGGCTCGTGCGGAGGCTGCGGGCGAGACGCGAACGAAGTTCCTCGGACGGATCGTGTCCTCGGAGGTGAAGCTCGCGGCGACCGCCGCCGGCTTCACGGACCCGGGCGATGTGCTGGCATTCCTCAACTCGGAGGAGCTCGTGAAGGACGACGAGCCGGACGCCGACGCGATCACGAACGCGATCACGAAGCTCGCGACCGACAAGCCCTACCTGCTGAAGGCCGACACCAAGCCGACGCCGCGCACGCGGCCGAAGCCCGGCAAGGGGGAACCGACCGACACGCCCAACTCGGGCGGCAAGGGGAACGCCGCGTCCGCGCTGCGCCAGTTGGCGACTCGACGCAAGAGCTCCTGACCTGCAGTTCCACAACCACCATGAGCCATCCCGAACGGGGTGGCTTTCGTCTTGAAAGGACACCCCTGCCATGGCAGACATCACTCGCGAGGACGTCGCGACGCTCATCCAGGAGGAGTACAGCGACACGCTGCTCTCCACCGCGGAGGCGCAGTCGGCGGCCCTCACCGGATTCGAGACCGTGCCGCTCGGCACGAAGATCACGAACGCGCCGGTGCTCACCACCCTGCCCGAGGCCAAGTGGGTCTCGGAGTCCGCGACGGCTCCCGAGGGGCGCAAGCCCACCTCGAAGGCCATCTGGGGCAACAAGCGCTTCGTGGTCGAGGAGATCGCCGTGATCGTCCCCGTCCACGAGGACACCCTCGAGGACGCCGACGACACGATGATCGCCAAGATCACCGCTCTCGGCGGCACCGCGATCGGCAAGAAGCTCGACGAGGCCGTCATCTTCGGCGTCGACAAGCCCGCAACCTGGCTCAGCCCGGACCTGCTGGCGGCGGCGACCGCGGCCGGCAACGTCTTCCAGGTCTCGCCGACGCCGGGCGCGAACGACCTCGCGGGATCGATCTTCCAGGCCGCGGGTGCCGTCGCGGACTCCGGTGCCGACCCGACCACGATCCTCTCCGCGTCGGGGCTGCGCTTCCGGCTCGCCAACCTCCGCAGCTCGGACGGCCAGGCGATCTACTCGCGCACCCTCGGCGAGGGCGGTCTCGTCACCGACAGCATCGCGGGCCTCGACGCCGCGTTCGTGAAGAACGGCGCGTGGGACAACACCCTCGCCTCGGCGATCGTCGCCGACCGCTCGCGCGTGCTCATCGGCGTCCGCCAGGACGTCACGGTGAAGTTCCTCGACCAGGCCACGGTCGACGGCATCAACCTCGCGGAGCGCGACATGGTCGCCTTCCGCTTCAAGGCCCGCTACGCGTACGTGCTCGGCAACACGATCAACGCGTCCGGCGAGCTGTCCGAGCCCGCAGCCGCGGTGACCCCGGCCGCGCCGTAACCCAAGGAGGCGACACGGATGAGCATCACACTCACGCATCCCGGCAAGAACCGTCAGGTCACCGTGCCGGACAACGTCGCCGACTCCTACACCTCGCAGGGGTGGGTGGCCGCTGGGTCGCCTGCCCCTGCTGAGCAGGAGCCGGTGGACATCTCGACGCTGAAGGTCGAAGAGCTCAAGGCGTACGCCGAGAAGCACGACATCCACCTCGGCGACGCCAAGAAGAAGGACGAGATCCGCGCGGTCATCGAGGCCGCCAATAGCTCGGAGGAGGGCCACGATGCTGACGCTCACGATGCAGAAGCTGCAGCCGTTCCTGCCGACGCTGACGGCGGCGCAGAAGACGAGGGCTGAAGCGTGGCTCCCGGTCCTCGCACTGCGCCTGAACGCGCGGTACGGGGACCGGATCACCACCGAGACCACGGGTACAGATCCGGTAGTCCCGGCGAACGAGCCGGCGTTCATCTCGGCCGCCGCGGACTCCATCATGACCAGGCTCGCAAGGCCCGGTCTGGTGGAGTCCCAGGCGGTCGGCCCGGCCAACGTCCGCTACAACGCCCGCGCGGCGCTGCTGAAGTGGTTCCTGCCTGAGCAGCTCGACGAGCTCGACGCAATGGTGGGGATCGGCAACGTCCGGTCG